TAGACGTATTGAAATATAACGCTCCTGTAAGCAAACTAGCCCCATCATTATCAACAGAAGGGTCACTCGACTTCTGGCCTAAATACCGATCATCGAAATTATCGTAACTGGTAGCAGCATTACTAGCGGAAGTAGATGCTTCTGATGCTTTAGTGGTTGAAATTACAGCTTGAGCAGTTGAAATAACCGCTTGAGCGGTAGAAATTCCAGCCTGTGTCGTTGCCGTTGATGCCGATGTCGATGCGCTAGAAGCCGATGTAGATGCCGAAGATGCCGAAGTAGTGGCAGAGGCAGCATCAACAATTAAAGTCCATTTAGCGACATCTGTGTTCGTTGAAATTGGTTGAGATCCGCTTGAAGTATGAGCCGTAATACAAATATAAATATTATTATTTGATGTATCTTTGATTAGATCCCTAACCACATAGGCTGTAGTTGCAGCCCAGTTGCCTTTGAGTATACCTATCTCTTGTGTTGCCTGTAGGTCACCAGCAGCATCAAAAGCTAGTAATTTGTTTCCTCTTTCAGCAACTGTTTTGGTGATAGTTACTACGCCTGCATCACCTACTGTCTCACTAAACCTAAAGATATCAGCCGTTACAGAGTTATCCACATCCTGCACAAGCATGGTTAATTTGTCCAATGCGGATTCATGAGTTTCCGCAGGGAAACTGTCGTTCTCTACATAGTCAGTAGCTTGTGTCTTAGAGATATTTCTTGCAATAACAACTGGAGATAAATTAGCAGGTATATTCCCTGCCGTAAAAGTTACATTTCCTCCTGACGCTCCACCTGCACCACTTACTGTATAGTGGGTAGTTAAGGTTTTAAGTACTCCGTTGTCATATACCTTAAGTTCTGAGTCTGCAAATATCTTATATGTGTAAGCGAATACAGTAGTTACCCCATTACCTGTGTAACTTACCTTGGATGTTAATGTTGATATAGTCATTGGTTTCCTCTTTTATCTCTTAAACGTCTGCTTTCTGGTGCGAATGGGACTACTGGCTCATCTAAAATCCTGCCTGCCCTATCGTATATCTTAAATCTGGCTATCGTTTCTTGCTTTGCTGCTGTTTTATAGTCTATATGTATCTTCATCATCTCATCTTGTTTGGAAGGTATTGACTTGTCATAACCACGAATAGGGGCTTCTTTATACATTTTCTGATTCATTTTACGATGCCAAGCCTGTTGTTGTGTAAGCCCACCTAGCTTTATTTTACCAATACGTTCCATAAAATAGTCGTATTCATAGTACCTCATACGAATAGGTATTTGCGTTTGAGGCTGTTTTACTATATCAGTTGGTTTTACAATAGGCAATTCGATTTTGGCTAATTCTTTATCTACCTTAGTCGATCTGTCTTCTCTGACAGCCATGAAAGACATAGCACCACCAGTTGCCCAACGTGGTAGACCAAACGGAGTCACTCCAGCGTTAGCTGCTTTTTCTGTTTCATGGTAATTGACTACATCTCCATTATAATTACGGTGTGGTGGAAGTACGCCCTCTTTCCCTGTAGTTGAACCCAACATTCTAGCAGCAATTCCAGAGTAATCTTCTGGTCTACCTGTAAATTTGTTTTCTGGTTCTGAGTGAAATGTTTTGTATTCTGGTTGAATTGGTTCGTATGCCCTGCCAACAGCCCTATTCCACGCAGGTGTAGACATACTGGTTATTAAAGCGTTAGCTGCGTGTTGAAATTTCCAAGGTTCTAGTTTGTCGTTAGCCATTAGATCTAATAGTTTGTGCATATTAGGCATCCAAGATGTATTAGCTAACATTTGTTTCATAGACCATACACCTTTAAATATATGTTCCTCTGTCGTTTTATCACCCCAATCTTCGTACCCTTTAACAGCATCAGCACCAACACCTAATATATTAATCCAAGGTTGTAACCTAGAGAGATCAACCCAATACTTCCCTCCTTTGTCATTAACATGACGGATTGACAGAGGTGGAGCAGCATCCCCTTCTATTCGATTGCGTCTTATATCCCAATCAAGATCCCCAGAATCTGTTAACACACCGCTATTATATAGAATCCCCCCCAGACTAGCCAACATTGTACCATATGCCATCCTCCCGATCTCTTCCATTCTCTCAGGAGCCGATTTCCTATATATAGAATTTGCACCCTTAAAATTTAAGGCACTCATAGGAGAGTATCTAACCGCTAGTTTAGGTATATTAGATAGCACCTTAACAAACGGAACAAACAATTTAACAATAGGAGATACAAAAGGTATACTATTTTGCATACTTTGTACTTTTTTACCTAATCCTCCCAAGTCTTGTTGTAGTACATTCAGTCGTCCTTGTTCTAGACCACGTTGATGTATTGTAGGGCCACCTTTGCTAATTGTGTATTTCTCAGGATTATCGTATATTTCTTGGGTCAGTTTAGTAAACTTATTATAGTCAAACTTCTCCCCTTTCATCTTATTCATTGCAATACGATAAGATAGCATGTGACGTTCCGTTTCATACGAAACAACTTTAACAAAGTCATCTCCACCTAGTAGCATCCGACCTGTCAATCTAGCAGTTTTACCTATAAAATCAACAGCTAGTCCAGCAGTATAGTTCTCTAACCCAAAATTTTCAGACGTGATATGCCTTAACCCTGTATAGTTTTCCATTTTAGCACCAGTAAAAGCAGGAGCAGATTTACCTGTGACGGCTGCTGAAATACCTAGTTTGGTTGCTACCAATATAGAAGACATCATCCCGTAGACTCCTGCCATTGCTTCTTCCATTCGCACATCGCCATGACCTGTTAATTTACTAGCCACTCCTGAAATCGGACGGCTTATCAGGGTACTAGATATATTCGCTAATCCTGTGGCAAGGTTTAACATCTGCAAAGCAGGGCTACTAAGTAATCCCAATCCAATATATCCTTCTTGGAATGCAGCAGAAAATCCTGTCTTACCAAAAGACTCAACTGCTTTTGCCAATCCTCTTCCACCCTGTTCTCTCAATGATGTTGAAAGTGCTATTGCTAGTCGTATAACATCTTGTTCTGATGCGTTCTCACTTTCTTGCATAATTTTAGCAAACGAAGGAGATTCTAATATGTCATCAAATTTATTCTGAGAGAATCTAAGAGCAGTACCAGTACGCCCCCAGACCTTCTTAACATCTTTGAGTTGTTCACGTAACCCTGCGTAGTTATATAAGGTACGGAACATATTAGAAGTAGTAGAAGCAGCATCTTGAAAACCTACTGGCATATTTTCTACACGTTGTAGTGCTAGAATAAGGTCATCGTGTGCCGATTTAGCTGCTGTTGCATAAGCTATAGCTATAGGATCATTAACAGGAGATCCCATAGCACGACCAAGTAGACCATCTAAATCCTCACCCCACATATTTTTTAATATTGTGTCTGCTTCGCTACGCATTTGTTTGACACTTTTACTGCCTCCAGATCCTTTTGAAGATCGTTCTAACACCTCAATAATGTCGTTAGCAACTGATACCTTTTCTACTAGGGTTGGAGCCGTATCCATACGTTCTTGAAGACTACCGTCATCCCACATCGACTTTAATTTTTCTAATCTAGTATTGCCTGTGCCAGCTATAAATTCATCACCTTGCAATTCTGGAAGTGTCTCATATCTCTGACGTGGCATACTAGCTGGTGAGTTCACAAACTTACCTTCTTTGTCAAGGAATCCAGTTCTTGTACCTGCTTTTATCTCAGTAGCCCCTGCTCCATGAGCTTCTACTAGGTCTAAATGGGTATAGATTGTCCGTCCTCCTATCTTCTCCCCAACTTTAGCAGAATACAATTTCCCCTCATGCTCAATTGCTATTACACCGTTTTTAACAACTGTACCCTCTGGAACCATTCTTAGTGCAAAGTCAGACATTTCCTCTTTGCTTCTAATGATTTGTTTAAAACCATGACCCATACGTTCTTGAGTAATAAATTCGATACTGCCATCTTCTCTTGCATTTACCTTGAGCAGTCCTGTCTGTGCATCTTCTGTAATAACTGTATTACCTTGCCCACGTGCGTTCAGTTTTACCCGTTGTTTTTGAGCTAATATATGTTTCTCCATACCTATAGCTGATGCTACTTTCGCAGCAAGTGGCTTAGATGTCCAATTGTGTACTGACAAACCCAGTTGTTTAACGATAGGCAATACATGCTTGTCTATGTTGTAAAAAAGAAACCTCTCTGCCAATGCGTTCTCTAGGCGTTTTTGAGCATTCGTTTTGTCATCTGACTCAAAAAATCTTCCTATCTCACCACCCATAGCACCATCAATAGCCTTTAGACCAGCAAGACCACCACTTAATTCATCAGCATTATAGGCAACACCTCCTGATAATAGGTAAGCTAACTGACCAGAAGTTAGATCCTTTTTAAGAAAATCCTGTAGCTTCTGTTTTTTAATGTTGCTCTTGTTAACTTTGGGTAAATTTTTAACACCTTTAGCTCCTGCTATAAATCTAGGAGCCTTATCAAATACTTTAAGTTTAGTTGCAGCACCAGTAGCCATCCTTGCTATTTTTAAAGACCCAAGAAACGGCACCATAAAACGACCCATATCACGACCAAATTCTTTTGCATCACCACCATCTTTCATTAGCCAATCACCCAAATAACTAAAGAACCTAATATCATCCTCTGGATCTGGGCTGAAGAGATTAGTTGTATTTACAAAGAACTGCGCTGTTGCATCTACAGAGTACATACCCCCTGCAATAGCTCCTGTTAACACATCTCCCATAACATCGGCTGTTTGCCAAATAAAAGGTTTGTCTTCCACCTCATAACCAGTAGCATTGCCATCTCCATCATATGTTAACTTTAAATCTTCGTCATCACGTAATGCTGGCTCTTTTTCTGGTTCTGGTGAACGTAATCTTCTATTCCCATCAGGGTAAACCCCACGAAATTCATCTTCTGCCTCTTCATACTCTTGTAAACGCTTGTCTTCCATCTCTTTATCTTCCATGGTCATATGGTCAACTACCATGTCAGACTCTTCAATGGGTCTAATCTCTGTGTCAGATGCTTTTTTGGCATCAATCTGCACTAGTTCTATTTCTGATTCACGTTCCATAGCCTTGCCTTGGTCAAAGTAAGGCATTCGTATTCCCTGTTCTTCTATACCTTTTTCATCTTCTATGCGTGTAATTGATTCTGCCATTTATTTTGCCTTTTTTTTATTAAGTTGCCCTGTCTTAACCATAAAAGCTTCGTATTCTTTAAGAGTTGGTATGTCTTTAAATTGTTTTTTGTCTAAACCTAACTCACTTGAATTACCGATTAGTATTCTAGTGGACGCACCATCTCCCATAGCAGGGCCAAAAGCCTCTGCAAACTTATGTGCAAGTCCTGCTGGTGTTGCCTTTTCATCTCCTTTAGCCATACTTATTGCCATATCATATAAATGGCTTACACGATCTGCTATAGGTTGGTCACGCAGTTGTGGCTTCTGTCCTTTCCCACCCAAATCTGGGTCATAAAAGTTTTGCTCATCACCAAGATATACCTTTCCTTTGTCTGTAAAAAGTCGCATTACACCGTATGATGTCTTCATGTTATAAGCAGGATCAGACATCTTTTCTAAAGACGTTTCATGCCCATAACCTAACTCAGATCCACCCTTGTCATCGTAATCTGTGTAGGAAACAATGTAGTTTTTATTTTTAATATATTGTGGTTTATCCTTATAACCACCAGTACCCCTTGTTGTTAGAATCTGTGGCGCAAGTCCTTGACCTCTTTGTATTGCTTTCTTCCCTAATTCCTTTAGAACTTCATATTCTTCTGGTTTGACATCCTTCTCTGTTCGTACAGTCTTATCGTGGGAGATATACTCCCATAGTCTATTGAGATTACTAGGCACTATACTACCAAAACTATGTTCTCCAATATCCCCTCCTCCACCATATAGTGACTCATCAAGAAAGCTAGGAGAACTAGGGGAATCCCCTGTCATCTTTAGTGATTCACCAGCAAATATTTCTCCTGCATTTTTAACCTGTGGGTTTAATTTTAGTATTTCATCTGTGCTAAGATCATGCCGTTCTGCTATCTCAGATAAAGTATCCCCAGATTTTATAATGTATTCATTGGTTTCTTCTTGTTCATCAAATGGAGATTGTACCAAATCAGAGAGTATCCCAAAGCTTTTCATTTCATCATTAACCCACTGAGGTATTGTACGCTCTGCGTCATCGTCCATGACATCTGTAGCAAAAGACGTGCGTTTTTCTGACGGGTTAAGCTTCTCTAACTCTCTTGGTATTTCCTCTGGTGTTATATTAGTAGATGGTTGTAGTGATTCTAATTCAGCTAAAGGGTCAACCTTAGTAGATGGCTCTAGTGCTTCTAATCCAGCACTTAGTTTCTTTGATCTATCAAAATCTATTTTAGAGTCGTAACTACCCTTAGTCTCCTTTAACCAAGGGAACTGTACCTGATCGTTGATGACATCCTTGACAGGAGTTTTAGGATCTACTCCTAAAGACTTTGCAACAACGTCACCTGTGTCTTCTACCATTTCTTGTTCAGTCATTTTTTTTATATGACCCTGTGAAAGAATTATTTATGGTTTTATCTTCTATTTTTTTATCTGCTTTTATTTTCTCATCTAGAACTATTCGTGCGTCACTAGCCTTCCAATACTCAATTGGTCTAAGATTTCGCTTAACACTATATGCAATATCAGCTACATATTTCTTAAACTGTTCTCTGAATTTTGGTGTATTTGTCCTTTGCTCCCAAGTAATATGACTGTTTGTTTGTGGATCTACTATTGTGTAAAATGGGGTTGCCACTCTTCCATCTTTGCCATCTTGATGTGAATAACGGCTTAAATGTTCAATTGATTCTTGATCCTTAACACGTCTTTGACTAGCAGAGTTTGATATGTCTGCTTGAATAGCCCCTGTCATTGCAGTCTCAAATTCCTGTAAAATTGGGAATGCGTCCTGTGCTGCGTTTACGACTCCTTTAGGATTTGACGTATATTGTTTATACTCAAATGGACTACCTTCTGGAATAGTAACGCCCCAAGAATTTTTAAACTGCATAGATGTATCACCCTTCACATCTTTAAACATCAACCTTTTAATCTCATCGTCTATAACCAACCCAGATTGAGCGCCCCCATTATAACCCTTAGACAAAGCAGTATGAGTATCTCTATAAAATGATCTAACGGCAGAAATGGTTGGTTGATGGGTTATTCCTTGATCCCTCATTAACTTTACAATATTGTCAACATCATACGAATTAGTTGCAGTATTATACATACCATAGTCTGAGCCACTGGCTGTGCCATCTGCTATTGCACGTGCTATTAAACCATCTGAATCTGTCCAAGCAGTAACTAAATTAGTAATAGGTCGTTTATCGTTTTGGTATTCACTATATCTTAGGTCTTGCTTTTTTCTTTCTCCATACAATCTATTATTATATAAATACGATATAAAGTCATCATGACTTTCTTGGGTTAGTGTTCCGTTGTCTTCGCTAATCTTATAGTTTTCTTTTCGTTTCAATACATCCTCTCTAAAGTAAGTATTTGCGCTTCGTTCAAAAGCTGTGTCTTGTGTATTGAGTTCTCTTAGTCTTGTAGTAGAAGCTATATTAAATGCTTCGTAAACCTGATTGGATCTGGAAGGGTCTAAATTTCCATCTATTCCTACTAAAGCACCAATATGCTCTAAAATAGATTCCTTGGTCATATCCTTTGCAAATTTACCATCTGCCACATCCTGTCCAAATTGTCGCCCCATTAGTTTAGAACGGTTTATATAACCATCTGTAACATACTGATTAAAAGCTGTATCATATCCAGTTTTAGTCATAGCTCCAATTTCAAGCAGTTGTCCTAGCAACTCCTTACCTTTACGTAACTGTAATATAGGGTCTATTGATTGTTTGGTTCCAAACTCTTCTGAGTTTAGTTTTAATCTCAACTTCAAGTCAGAAGTAGTCTCAGAATATTGCGCCATATTCGCTTGTACTTCATAGGTACTAGCTTTCGCAAGTGAACGTGACTGCATATCCAATCCAACTCTTTGTTCTTTTGGCGTTGCAGAAGGGTATATCTTGTTGTATCGGGAACCGAAATCAGTAATACTGGCACGGTATCTCTCTACTACATCATTCTTTTGTTCATAAGTACGTGCTTCTGACATTTCACTAGCAAATACGGCATCATTTTCCTGTAAATCTCTTTCTAATAAATTGACCTTATATTGTCTATTAATGTTTTCGGTGACTTGATAAGCTTCAGCAACTTTAAAAGCCATATTGGATAGCTCATTAGTGACAGCCATCTGCGCTTTAGCATTCTCCTGCCCTATTTCATAAGGCATATAATCTACTTTCAAGGCTCCGACATTGTTACCAATCCGACTAGTGGTTGGAAGCAATACAGGTTCTTGAACAGATTTTCTTTGGTCTATTTGTAAAGGTGATCCTATTTTAGCCATAGTTTATCCTTATGGGGCAAAGCCCTGTCTTGCATCATTCCCTAAGCCTGATGAATAATTATTGGGAGTATAACCAGTTGGGCCTTGCATTGTTCCAGTTGACCCCCCACCACCTGCAAATGCACCACCAGAAGCAAGACCACTAACACCATCTGCTATACCACCTATTAGTGCTGCATTAGCTGCTTGTTGTGCTTGGTAAGCTTTAGAAGCCCCTGCGTAGTAGTTCATGTTACCTTGATTAATAATACTAGCTCTTTGGATGTCTGAGTTATACTGCCCCATAAAAGCTTGTTGCATCATATTGTTGTAGTCTACCTTACCTTTATATCGGGTCATTTCTGCTGCTTGTTCCGTCCTAGATACTGCTTGATATCCTCTTTGTTCTATGTTAGCTAAATTTAAAGCAGCAGCATTAGCATCAGCCATTGCTACTACAGCAGGACTACCAGACATCGTAACCCCAGAGTTACCCCATTTAGCTCTTTTCTCAGAGGTGAATATGTCATACTGCCTCTCAGCCATAAAGAAATCAAATTCATTCTGGTCTTCTATTTGGGTTGCTTGCCTGTCTATTAAGTAAGCATTGTAAACAGACTGCTCTCCTACTATGTCGGCATTACGTTCATCAATCGCCCTAACAATACGACCACGATCCTGTTCCATCTGAGCGTTGATCTTTGATATCTGTGCGTTGTACTCTGCCGTAGCCATTGCAGACTTAGCGGAATTTTGCCCTGCTTTGTAACCACTAGCACCCTTTGCTACTGCTGCTCCTCCAACAACTGCCATGGTAACTGGATCCATTATTTGCCCTCCCAGATAGCGTACATACAGTTGTCCATTGTTCCACCGCAGTAGTTATGTAAAGTGCCTTCGTATGTGAATCCTAGATATTTTACAAATCTGTGTAACATCTCATAATCCTTTACAACTTGGGCTTGTACCCGTTTTAACTTATACTTTTCACGTACGTACTTCAAGTAGAACTTACATATCTTGATGTATGAAAATCTTAGAGATGGAATCTGTGGAGAACCTATAACCCAGACTTCTCCAACTCCATCCCATAGTATATTGATACCACCTATTAATAATATTTTACCATCTAAATAGCATGTGTAAGCTTCTATTGCTTCTCTTCCTATTGCATCAGCCCATTGTGTGTCTGACAATTTAACGGCTGCCTTTACTGTGTCATCATGTGGTCTAACTACCAGTTCCTTAAAATGCTCATGCTGGTAAGGAACTATCTGTATTCTACCACATTGTTTTAATGGTGGTTCAGTCTGATACATTAAGTTCGCCTGTTATCGATATTAACGTCATACCAAGCGGTTGCTCCTGTTTAATGGTTAAAGAAGAATCAGATTCTTTCCATCCTAAATTTGTGACATCATGCTGTCCAGTAAACTCAGGAGGGGCTGAATCCATAGGATCTCCACCAGAGCGAAGAATCAACTGCTTGCTGTTTACGGTAATACCTAAAGTTTGATATAAGTTCAGTATGATTCTATTCCAAGATTTCTTTTTACCAAAAGAAGCACCATCTTTCTGGGGTACTTCTGGAGGTAGTGTTACAACCTCTGTTGTGTAAGGAAGACCAATGTATGCTGTAGAAACGGATTCAGAGATAGATACAGAACCACCAGAGACTACTACACTTGGGTATACTGCGTCATCTCCAACAATCGCTACCGTCTGTCCTTCTAAATGAGCTAAACCAGAAAAATCACTGATCGGAGTACCTGAGTAAGTTAAGCCAGAATCTACATAGATAGCTGGATCTAAGTACTCAATATATCTTACCGTGCCTCCATTAATAGTTCTCTTGACACTTATCCATAATTCATCAGCCAAGCCATCTGAGGAAGGAATAACAGCAACGCTTTCAACTTCTGTACCTGTACCGCCAACTGGATGTTGATGCCAAGCAACTACTTGTTGATCTCTTTGGTAAGTTAGCCCAATAAGAAGCCCATCGGAACGAACAGCCCATATAATTGAATCAGGTTCTTGCTGATAAGCCATATCAGAAATACCATCCCCAGTAATATCTTCAGCTAGTATGGTTAAATCTGGTGCTACAAATCCTTCCACGTTCAAATCAAAAATCATTTGACGTATTTTTTTAGTGGCTCTTTGGTTGAATAAAACAGCACGACCAGAAGTAACTGGTATGACTGTACTAGAACCGTACTTAGTTTCTTGAACAACCCTTACATTAGATGGAGTCACGGGAGCGCCATTCCCATGTAGCTTAAATTCACCGCCTACAGTACCAATCAATAACACATCAGATGCTTTCATCCAGCGTATAACATTTACGTCATCTGTAGCTAATGTAAACTCTACTGATTCATCATCTAAACCAGTACCTTGATCCATATTTAAAAAATCACCTGACTTGCTTGCCCAAATTGTTTGTGGGTTATTGTCTGTACCACCCCAATATAATCTTTCCTCAAAAAATGTAACTGACCTAGGGTATTCTCCTGCACCCCCTACAAAGTTAGAAGGAGCAGTCGCAAATGATAAAGTAGCCAGAGTCCACGCTACATGGCTAGTTCGTGTGAGTTTACGTGGAGCATGAGCAGGATGTGCTATATACAGCGTATCGGCAGATTGAGCAAGATATATATCGGGTACTTGAGCCGTTGTGTATGGAGTTACAACTTCTACTACATCACCACCAGTTTGTATTTGACCGTTATCTTTATAGAATCGTACATACAGATTACCAAACTCTAAGATATAGGCTTGCGTAACACTAAATTCAAATTTAGCTAAACGTATTTTTGCGTCTTGGGTAGCAATTTTAACTGAAACAGTATCTATGGTATGTGTAGCACCTGTAGTATGCTTGAAACCAATAAAAGTTGCTGTGCTAAGTGCGGTAAACTCTATAGTATGCGTTGCAGCGGTATAGGATGTTGAAGCTAAAATATCGACAGCCCCAGTAGTTGTCCCAATCTGAACATTGACCGCACCTGTTCCAATAGTAAAACTAAGTACATATAACTTACCAGCTACTGTAACTATTTCATCTTCTGCCCAACCGTAGTTACTGGCATCGACAGATACTATATTCATTAAATTAGTAGAGTGGGCTATAGAACTACCAGATCCTACTGTCTTATCAGTCCAACCTGTTATGTTAGACGCAAATGTACCGTTAGCCACTAATTCAGAACCACTAGGGATTCCTTTGACTCCTGCTACATAATGAAAACCACCTCTACGCACAACACCGCCATGCGGTAAGCTGTAGGCATTTTTCTGTGTCTTCAGTCCGTTGTTATATTTATTTATGTCAACTCTACCATGCAGACGTGGTGATAACTGACCTGCCGTAAAGTTAGTTTGTATCGGGAATACTTTAGCCATTTATCTCAATCGTAAGTCTGTGAGTGCGTCTGTTACAATCGTTTCTGGGGTTCCTTCCTGAGAATCAATTGTTCTAGCTTCTCTTACTATTGATTCAAACATTGCTCCCATCTGAGACATAACTGTATGTGATCGTGTAATAGGGTATGCAAGTTTCCATGCTATTCTAAAAACAATAGCTTGATGGAGTAGAGCATCAAACAATGTAGCATCTTCTAATCGTTGAATATAAGTTATATCAACCGTTGATTCTTCCGTCAGGAGTTCTCTGCCTTGTATTGCGTGGTCTAATTTGATATCACCAGATACTGTTCTTACGTCTAATACACGCAAGCAATAAGGATCGGTGGGTAGGGTGAATTTAAAAGCCCAATCTATAATTGGTGCAGTCGCTAATGATGCTAGATTCGCTGTGGTTATAGCGCAGTTCCAACGATGACTTCGTAATACAGCATCTCTTTCACCATCAAAGAAACGATTAACAAGCACCGCATTAGAATCATTATCTGTAAAACTTGTAATAGAGTTTGCCCCTAGCATTAACAGGGCTTCATTTGCTATGTCTACTTTGGAAGCCATATTAGTATGTCCAAATAACAGGGTTAGTTTTTTTGTAATCTATGTCAAGATGGATAAAAGATTTCGCTATTCCTACACGCATCCATCCCATATCTAAAATTGTACGTATTAATCGGTGTCTTAAGACTGCATCATCCATTGCTATATCGACAGCTAAACCAGTTAGATGTGAAGAATTTTCAGATCCCCCAGAAGCCTTATTCCAAGTAGGACACCTTATCCCACTTGTGACCGTCATTGGACAACCATACTCTGATCTTGTTATCTGTAAATCCTCAACTAGTTTAACACTAATGTCTTTCAAACCACATCCACATTTGCAAGCAAATTCAGCTTCAGAGAAATTTCTTGTGATTTGGTTATTGGTGGGCATTTATTTTGCCTTTTTGTTTGGTTTTTTAGGTGTTTGCTTACGATGTTTAATGGCATTTCGTTCTACAATTGAACTCATTATTGCACCACTGTGGGCATTTTTGAGTCTATTTTCTGTCATGTCCTTACTAAGAATAATCTTACTACCAGTTCTTAGTGTCTTTCCTATTAGGTTGATCGGTTTGTCTTGTGGCATTTATTTACCTCTTATTTTTTTCTTTTTAGGTACAGGTGGTCTTCCTTTTTTTGTTCCGTAAGTTCCTTTTCCTGCTGGCATATCATTCTCCTTGAAAAGTAAGGCGGTGACCCCTAAGAGCCACCACCAAACAGTTAGTTAGGATCTGCGTACATGATATGAAAATCAAACGTATCTGCTGCAACAGCCGAACCTGCTGGCATAGATAACGTGAGGATCATTTCACCAGTTGTTACATAACCAGTATCGTGCGTTGTGCTTTCGTGGAAATGTGTAACAGTACGTGCGGAAGCAGCGTCAATAACGGTACAAAACGCATTGACATCAACTGCAACTGCTGCACCAGTACTCTGGGTTGTATGTGCTGCATAACCAACATCTACCGTAGCTGATGTCTCTAAGTCACTAACAATGACAAAGGACTGCGGTAAAATGCGTACACCTGAAGGAATAACCATCACATGCATAACATCTGAAGTAGTAACGGCTGTACCAGTAAATCGTGCATACCGATAAGTTACTCCACTCCAAGAAGTAGGGGCATTTTTGGTTCCTGCACCGTCTGTAGCGTTGGTGTACTCAGTGCTTTTTAAAGTAGCCATAGTAAACCTCCGTTAAGAATCAGTACAGGCAATCTCTACAACCTTTTCGTCTTCGATGCGAACCGCACCTAAACACATCTGGGCATAGACCTGTGTACTATGGTTTTTATCTGCACGTTCAGAGATTTCTGTCTTAACGTCCATTCCCATGCTTAGACCAATTCCTTCAGGAATCCATGCTAAACATAGCGTATCACTACTTGCATCTTGAGCTAAACGCTCTGAACGGTGGAATTTGAAACCCATAAAAGTATCAATATCCCCTGCTACTAGAGCTTTGACCGTATTATAATCTGAGCTTTGAATTTCAGAATCCCCTAGGAGATCATAAAATTGATTGCTCTTCATAACAATATGGCGTGGTAAATCAGGATCAACATCAGAAGCATCCAAGATTTTCTTAGCTTGCATTAGCTTCGTAATGTTCATATCCGTTGTAGCTGATACAGCAACTTTTTGAGCAGCAGGTAAAGCTACGTTAGATGATGCGTCATTCTCATCAATCGTTGTAGCGTTACCAGACATAGCAGCGATGATTATATCATCCATCTTTCGCCCCATTGCCCATACACCAGCTTTCATATAGTCGGAAGCAGGATCAGCTAACATTCGGACTTTATCTGCCTTGTCAATCAAGTCAGCCCAATTGTAGTCATCCATGCTCACACGTCTACGTGAGTGTGGTGTAGAGATTAATGGAGTATCAGAATGTCGGCTTGTAATCTTTTGAGCCGATGTGCTACCTATTCTGTCAAAATGGTCATATTTACCTACTACATCCGCATTTAAACGAACATAGTCACGCAAACGTGAACCCTTTTGCTGTACCAAGTGAATAAAAGTGTCCCTAAACTTCTGGACAAATGCTTTATTGACTTCAGTACTCATAATACACCTCTTATTTTAAGAGATAAAAAGGAAGAGTTATCTGCACCATGCAGGCTCTTATTTGCGTGAAGACCTAGTTGTCCTTTTACGGGCTATTTTCTTCACAAGTTGGGGAGTGTAAACTTCTACAGGGAGTCTGACTGCCGAAGGACACATTCCATAAAATGTATCTGCCGAAGTCTTTGTCTCATAAGAGTTACAAAACCCATATTTCTCTGGAGTGGTCTTACCCTTTTCCTCTTCAACACGTCTGTCTTTGTAGGTAAAGTGCGAACACTCAGAGCAAATTATATTCTCAATCATTCCTCACCCCTGTATACCACATCGTAGAGATTATCCCTATAAGCAATTGCTTCTTCATGCTTAATGTGTTTGGGGTCAAACAATGCTTCATGGTATTTATGTTTGGTGTCTTTCATTATTGCATCTATTTCAATCCTAGCAGAATCTGAATCTACTGACCCAGTATCCCTGCCAGAGCCTGCCATTTCTGGCTCATTAAATGCTGTCCCTATCTTGTGCAGAAACTTAATCATGCCAACATTGTTGGCTATACCGTTCTCATTGACAAAAGTTTTTAAGTCTTCGTCTGCGAATCTATTAAAAGCACGTCTTGATAATGCAAGGTTTTTGTCATATTCTTGTGGCCCCCATTCTTTTTTAAGAATAGTTTCAGCGGATATACGGGCTTGTCCCATAGCTGCATCACCATCAATCATAGCCCCATTTATCATATCAGTATAAAAGTCAACTGCTTTCTGGGCTTGATTATTAGTAAAGCCCTGACTGAATGCTTGGTTTCTAAAGTCTACAATCTTTTGTTGATCCGCAGGATTAGCAGAAAAGCGTTCATCAATTACCAGATCGTACTTGTCAGGAGTTTCTGGACGACCTACTTTAGTATAAAAGTCACTACGTTCTTCGTCAGAAGAATCATCTGTAGGTACTTTAACCCTAGAACCTAACATTTCCTGCATAGAAAGATAGGAACTACTTAGTCCACCTACATCCTTAAACTTTTGTAGGGTTGCGTTTTCCTTAAGATCATCAGGCAAATAACGTGCTTGCCAAGAATTATCCTCTACGGGTGCTACTTCCTCTGTGATGAGATTATCGTTTGTCACGGTCGCATCTTCAGTCATAAGAACATCTCCTTTAGTTGTTTACAAGCTATAGCAGCTTTATCAAAATACCCTTGTTTAGTCATTGTCTTACTATGTACTTCATCAAACATCTTTTTAGTATTACATAAGAATGGTCTTGTAGCATATATAGAACACTTGTTATCTGCTGTAAGATCAGGACAATCTAAAACCTTACAACAAGCTCCACACTCATCGCATGGGAAATTCCATTCTGTTGTTTCCATCCTATTCTTCGTAGGTTGTTTCTTGTTGCATAGTTGGTTTAACTTCTTTGAAAGCTTTAATTTGTGCTTTTATTCCTAACACTAATCCACGACCACCTTCATTGAAATACGTAGAGTAGGGATCGTTTGGTACTGCTGAAATCTGGTTAGAGTACATTTCGTCTAAAAAATCTAGAACACGTTCACCATAAGTTCCAGAAAATGTTTTAACGATAGCTTCTCTAATCTCAACCAATTCTTCATTATAACGGGAACGCATCTGGGCCTCCTAGAGCTTTAACCATTGGAGCAGCTTTTCCTGCACCTTCAGCTACCTGAGATGCTTGCTGCATTTGTTCCTGCATTTTCATTTGTTCTTGTCGTTGTTGTCGTAATTGTGCTATTTCTTCCTGAGAACGCATAATTTGATTCGGTACAGCCATCCTTTCACCAATGATTTGTAGAGCTTCATCCATATTAATGAGGTCAAGTACATCAGGTGAAAACGATGCCATATTTGCAGCAACCCCAAGCCATTGTTGAATGCTTGTAACATCTTGTATCTTTTGGTTTTTAGCCAACTGCCCAACGTATGACACTTCAATCTCATCCATTCCCTCCAAGGCTTTAGGGGTAGGTGGTAAAACACCTGACCTATTCATTATACCAAAACTACGAATAATTAATGGTGTTAGAACCTCACTCTCAAACCTTGCTACTGTAGGGCCAAGTAGTTTCTGTATTTGTTCTCTAACAGTTGCTACCTCTTCAGCCGTCATATTGAGTTTTTCTGGTAGAACTAATTGATCTGCTAAGAAAATACCTCTGATTGATTTTTTAAGTTCATTTGCTTTTAGGGAAGATAGATCAAACCGTCCTTCAAATCTAAGGAATTTAAATCTTTCTGGTTCTCTAGAGTAGTTAATAGCGGAAGGGGTCATTCTAAATGTACCAATGATACCTTGATCGGGTGCTATTAATGGTGGATGTACGGCAGTCGCTAAACCCTTAAGTTCTAATTCACGTATTTTATTAATTGTTTTAATGTCTGGCATTGCTATGTCAGCAGGACTTCTACCCCATAGCTCACCAGAAGATTTCTCAAATCTACCTATAACATAAGGAAGTTCATCAAACCCACTCTCTCTAACTAATGTTCTAGAGTCTAGATGAATATCAAGGGCTGCATAACGCTTGTTTAAAGCGTCTTGCGAACCTGCCTTGTAGTCCTCCCTTGGCATTAAAGCACGAACAAACGTAAACTTTTCATGTGGCTTATCCTTGCAAGCCTTTTTCACCTTGTCGGGTAGTTTACGCATTCCAAACATCTGCTTGGCTTGACGTGCTGTAAATGTATACTCCCAGAATACTGTGTCTGGATGTCCTCTCTTATCTTCTGCAAAACAAAACTGACCTGTGGGGATAGAAGTAAAAACTAATCCACCAAATCCTTCGTTGTAAGCATCGTTTTCTTCTAATAGAATATTGATTGTACCAAAAGAAGTAAAATCTAAAAACGCTTCACCAATAGCAGTATAAAAATTACTTTCGTGCATACCAAAAAACATCTTTTGGGTTACATCATGGAACCAACGCTTAACTTCTGGGTCTTTGTTTAATGGGGCTAGTGCATGTCCTGATGGGATTCCCAAACCAAACCAAACTACAGATTGTGGGACAAGAGCGTTTTGCATAGACATAGCCATAAGACGGCTTGCTTCTGGTGCAGAGGAATCAAATAATTTGTTGGTATGGCGTTCAGCCCCAATAATCGTAGAGCTATCTACGCCTTGTTTTCTTGGTCTTATAAAATCTCTTACATCTCTAAAGAAAGGCTCCCATAGCATACGGTCTTCTTTTAGAACTTCATATTGTCTAAGAATATCTTGGACTGAATACCTATAAGCCATGTTATGCTCCTAGTAGCGTTTTTTTATCTGCGTCATCTCCATCCCCACCTAAAACTCCTTCTGGTCTTTTTATGGCTCTTTTGCCTAGCTTAATACGACCTTTTTGTAGGGTTGGTACAGGATCTCTATTGGTAAAATATTTTCCTGTGTTAGCCTTAACATCTTTTAATGTGATGTCTTTGTTACTTGCATAACCAGAAAGTAATTCATTGGGTACTTTACCCTCACTAACAGCCCCATAGAAAGAACCCGTTGCGGATCTTCTTTTAACATTCTCTGGGTTGTCATACATATAATCTACATAATCTTTAATGCCATCTACACGAAACTCTTCATCTCTTATACCTTGTAAACGCTTACGTTCTGCCTCTTGTTGTCTTTGTATCGCTGCGTAATCAGGTTGTGGTGCGGAACGACCCCCACCAAACCATCCAGAAAATTTACTCATAGTCGTTACTCCATCTTAAGTGATAAAACAGGGCCATGTTCCACCAACCCAGACTTCTTCATTAGATTAATAAACAATTGTTGTTCTTTTTCTTTAAGTCCTGCCGTAGCTGTAGCGAATATGTGGGAACATTTTTGTTCTTTAGCCCACTTTAATGCGTAGGTTACTAATTTTCTACTAGCATCCGTTCTTCTCCCAGATACAAATACAAAAAACTTTCCTATGTAACAAAACGGGTTGTCGTGGTACTCTAAACTTTTAGCCAGCACCACATACCCTATTATCTCATCGTCCTTCTCAGCAACCGCAATGTCATAACCATCGTAGTAGATGTGGTTGTATATATATTTGAAAGCATTTTCTTCGTTATAAACAAGCCCGTAGTCACTTTCACTATTGATTGCTTCCGTTAGGTGTACTATTTCACCAGCATCATCAGGGAACGCCAATCTAACCGTGCTTTGGGTTGTTTTTTTCAAGACGATAAGAGTCCTTTTTCCGATTTATTACCAACAACCTTCTTCTTATAGAACAAACTTGGCTTATCTACCTCTTCATCTGTCGTAGCTCCTAACCCTAAAGCCCCACCTTCATTGATAATGGTGTTTTCTCTAGTATCGGTAGAGGCTAAACGTGCCATCTTCCTTCTCTTTTCATCATCTAATTTTGCTTGTGTAATTGCAGCAGGCTCTGGTAGCTCAGTTTTAGGAGGCAAGTATTCTGCTTCCTTTGGTGCTGGCATCATCATAGGTGCTGGCATTGAAGGCATTGATCCTTTACCGCCCATATTTATCTCCTAATTAAAAAACATCGTATTCTGCTACCGCACTTGATTGCATTTCCTTAACTGTCAAATATCCTGCTTCAAATCCTAGCGTACAGGTTGACAAAGAATCAAATCCATGAGAAGCCCAATTATGCAACGGTCTATTCTTATAACAACCGTTCTTATCGTCCCATTCTTTACGGTAATTTTTTAAGCAAGTCAAGCCTCTACTGCACTTATTCTCATCAAAGTAGAACTGTGGGAATAAGTTTCTAACGCTCTCAATCTTATCCATAACGTCAGCAGGTCTTGGTACAGTTTCAAATATCAGCCCTTGCTCTCTTGCAAACTCTTTCCTAGTTTTGCCTATAGTAAAATCTCTTACCTCAATATCATGTGGTGCTAGATGTTTACCGTAACTAAAGTCTTTTGTTTTTAATAAATTAATATAATGTGTCAGACCTTCATCTGAGTTTTCATAGTAATCTATAAATCTAATCGTATCACGGTGTACTTGGAAAAACCAAATACAAGTTGTGTCGTTGATACCTAAATCCCAACATGTATGGACGGCTAGACTTCTAATATAAGGTACTGTCGTTACTCTTTGGTCTTTATAAGCTATCTGTAGGTGACGTGATAAGTAAGCCCCTTCAATACTCTGTTCAAATGCTTCTTTTGCAGTTGTTGGGTACTCACGTTTTACATCATCGCCTAGCTCTGCTACTTTCTTAGCATACCATGACTTCTGTGCCTTTGTAAACGTACACCCTAAGTCCTCTTCTTGTCTCTTAAAGTACGATTCAACATCAGGCGTAAGTTGGGCGGTTGTGTCGAGCTTGTATGCGTTCTCTTTATACCAAGGAAAAAAGAAAAACCTATAATCCATTGTAGTAAGTTCTTTTTGTGATATACCTGCAAGTTCAGCATCACGACACTTAGTAAAGAAGTCACCCTCATTCCCCATAGCGGTAGATTCTATTGCAAGTAGCGCATCTCTGGGAAGAGTTTCTATACTACCTGTTCTTACCTCTCTTGCTTTCTCTGGTTCTTTGGCACATATCTTGCCATACTCTGTAATCAATAATTGAGAGAGCGTTCCAGACCTCATTGAAGTTGAAACACGAAAGGCAGAGCCATTACTAAAGATCAAACGCTTACCTTGTTCGCTATCCAGACTAATTGTTTTGTGTATCAGTTCTCTTAGGGCAGGAATGTCTTTAGCTACGTTGTCCCAGACATCTTTAACCTTGGTACGGAAGATTTCTTCAGCGTTTTCTCTTGTATCAGCTATAATTCCTGCTTCTCTATTAGAGTTAAACAAACAATCGTCTAAAAAGAGAACGGCAAAAAAGGTTGTAACCCCTAATTGCCGTGCTTTAAGTACTACCACTCTATTCCAAATATTATTATATAGCTCACGTTGTGACCAGTTGAGTCTAAATGGTACTAACGCACTCCCTTCTTTGGGTCTTATATGATACAAATTGTTTAATCGCCAAGTACGGCTCTTAATTAGTTGTACTAGATTTGTTTGGGTCTTGTCCGTCTTTCTTGTCACTAGTTATCCTTGCGTTATAGTCGAAGCCTGATTTTTTATCTTGAATTTGTAACATAGCTTCAGCAATTGGGTTCATAGAGTTCTCTACACTGTGACTTTCAACTTGTATCTGCTTAACTTCTGGATAAACAAGTCGCATTATCTTTAATACTATGTCTGTTTTTACCTTTATAGGGGTATCTATGTCTCTAAATATAGAAACAGCCTCCTTTAAAGGTTCAAAGTTAAGCTT